AAAAGGATCAATCGCGGGTTTGTATGAGTAAAAGTCTTTCAAAATCGTGTAAGTTTAGTGAAACAATAGTCCCTTTATTATTACGTTTGTGATAAACGACAGGCACTTTTTTTGTAGGCATCCTTTTCAAGATGTCATGTAAGCTAGGTTTTAATTTCTCCACAGCCTTGCATTGGATATAAAAGTCAGTATTGTCAATAATATCAACGCCTAAATCATCCATGCGCTTGCTTTCTGATCTACTCGTCACAGCGTCATAGCCTAGTTCTTTTAGCCGGTTAACTATCTGTAGCTCATAGGCGTGGCCTTTTGCTCTGCTGTTGATCATTTCTGAGTAGTTACCTTAGCTAATGCCTCCCTAAGTGTCAAAGTTGACCTATCCCCTTGCGACCCTTTGAGATCAAGATGCGCATTTTCTCGCTCTCTTGCTATCTTATCTAGCTTATCCATTATACTCTCGCGTATCTGGTTAGGTGTTATCCTACCAAAGACCTTGACTTTGCCTGTCTTAAAGTCGTTTATCACGTCTACAAAAACAGAAAGCGGCTCGTATTGGAATTCTCTATAAAAGGCGTCCATTGTTGCCGTGAGCGCTTGTATGTCGACGTCACTATATAAGTTAGCGACGCCGTACATAGCACCAGACAAAGCCATTTGAACCTCTCTTTTTTCTTCACATTCTTTAAGAATAGTGATTAAAGATGTATTCGAAAGCCTGTCTATGTCGGTTTTGCCTTGTTTGGATAATTTCATCGTAGTATGATTCATTAAATAAGTAGGTAAATGGATTTTTTCTATACCTTTTATCTGGTGTAGATTCCACGTAATTAACTACATGGAGGATGCACTCTTGGCGCGTTACAGGATCGAGTTTTTGCCAAGCCCTTTCGCATTTTTTCCTTTCGATTTTTTTGTCGTATAAGTCCCAAAACTCCTCGAATGAAGGACTAGTAATTGGTCTAGCTGTTCTCATCCTTCAAATGGGTCGTCGCCTGTGATCAATTTCTCTAGCTTAATGCCCATCAAATCATATTCGAATTTAGCAGCCTCAGGTAGTTCCTTTTTAGGCTTAGGGCTAACGGTGTATTTGGTCTCCAAAGCGTCACCCGTTCTAGTTATTTTGAGGTCGTAATCGCGTGGGTCGCCCCAATCTGAATCGTTAATTAAATTCATAATAGCCTCTTGAATAGTGCGTTGATTTATCTGCCATATCTGAACAGCGTTAGCCTCATAGTTCCACACAGCGCAAGCCCAGAAATGTTTGGCTTTTTGTGTCGCGTGTTCGTCTTGTATATCTCTCATATTGGAAACCCTTACAGGCTTTTCTGTGCCGTGCATTGATTCCCACCATTCGTATCCTGTTATTGGATCGCCTAAAAATCTGAGTATTGTATCGCCTTTTAGGCATTTAGTATAGCCGCCGCCGCTTGGCTTTGGCGCTTGGTAATCTGTAGGTAAAAAAGTCATATTAGTCTGTTTTTAAAATGTTAATAATCAATTGTTTTAAAGTAATACCCTCCACGGCCGCCCTAACTTTGAGAGCGGTGTGGAGTTCTTCTGGTAGTTCTATATTAATCCTCATATATATATTGTTGATTTCTAATGGTTTTTAAGGCATTCATTACAGCCTCTTTATCATCTGCTAAATTGTAGTCAAGTGGTTTACCTTCGTACATTTTTCCTTTTAAGCCTTCATAAGAATTTCTAACGCCTTTTATATAAACGTGTTCTACAATTGCTATAAATAAATCTTCTGATATTTTATAAGTTTTTGAGTCATTCATAATAGTCTATTTGTCTGTTTGTTTCTACAAACATAACTAAACTTATTTAAATAACAAGACTTATTGAAAAGTATTTTATACTTTGAAGAATGGCGCAGCGATTTTCTGGCCTGTGGTATTCTTAGTTTGCCACTCTGGGTAAGTAGTGGACTTATCATTTAAGAACAAACCGACAGCCGCTTGGTAGTTGAGGGCTATTGAGTCAGATTGATTCTTTTTAGTTCTTACTGTAGATGTGCCGCTAGTCTCTGTGGCGTCTTGGTTTAGACTGCCCACGCCATATCTGCCCACATTAGTATTTTGTTGTAAAATAAACTGACCATAACAGAAATATATAGCTGCTAGCATTAGGCCATTTTGTCTTACCGTTACGCCGCTTCGATTGGTATAGTCAGAACCATACCAAAGGTCGGTAAAGCGTTGTGATGCGAATGAACTACTTGATACCGTATAGTCATTTAATAGTAATAAATAAAGCTGATCACCCAAGAAGGTTCTAACTGAGAGGCTTTGGGTCTCTCTAATATATGGCTCTATCTTTGCATCTGTGATATTAGCGCTAATCTCTCGAGCCTTTGCAATGTCGGCCTTTGTAAACAATAATTTATCCTGTAGTAACGCCATTGTCTGCCATTTGTGATGATTCGAATTGATTGGGTATTATTTTCCCAAGGTCTAAACCTAGCTTTGCCATTTGTCTCTCGATGTGGTTTCGCGTGTCCTTGGTTCTTAAATTCATGTAGGTGTATTCATCCGCCAACTGAGTAGCGGTAAACACAGCCCCATCTGGGAGCATGCCCATCAAGCCAGACGGCAAAGCAAAGTTTTGTAGTATTCTATTTTTTACGTTTAGAGTCGTATTAATAAAGAGGCTGTCATTATTATTCGCCGGTACTTGCTCTATTAAATTTTGAGTGTTCTCGCTGTCCTCATCTACGCCTACTACTAAAACGCTATTCGCATGGCTAGCACCTTTAAAATCATTTAAACGCCTTCTGATTTCCTCTTCTTGTTCTTCACTATCACCCGCGCTTGGATACTTAAATATTGACATAGATAAAAAGCCGTTCGTAATATTTCCAAGTTCAAACTTTTGTAGTTCGTTATCGCTTTGCGCTGTTTCGATAATTGGATCAATGGAGCTGAGTGCGTACTCGTTCTTTTTAGGTGTGGAATATAATACCATACCTCTATTAGATGTGAGCGCCTCACGGCCATTATCTGCATCGTTAAATAAAAGATATCTGACAGCGTTTAGCTTATCACTTGGCAAGGCTTGCTCATTGCTAGACTCCCAATTATTAGATACTCGCACATCTCTAATACGTCCCTTTTGATCTGGTAAGCCAAGGCGCACAAACTCAAAAGGTATATGTTCAACGGTTTTAACTGAGCCAAGCCCGCTGCTATTTAAGTGCAAAGCGTAGCCGTTATATAATGCTTGATCGTTAGAGATAGACCAAAGAATATCGTTAGCCGTCTCACCGCGATCATTAACCTCTTTGTCATTCTCAAAGCCGTCGCCTCTAATAAAAGACGCCATCAAATTGACAGCGCTTTTTGTTATTGGGCTTAAATTAAAAATAGATTCGATCATCTGGGGATACAAATTGTCCACGCCGTACATTATTATCTGGTCGGGCGTTGATCTGGGGGTCGCTATTCTTTGAAATGTAGGCTTAGCGCCAAATGATCCTAAAAACTCCATCTATTTTTTTACCTTTTTCTTTTTGTAAGTCTTTTTAGCTGTTGGCTTTGCCTGTGGCTCTTCTTTAACCCCGCCACGTTTTGCGGCGAGGTTTTGAAGAAAAACAGACTTATACTTACTCTGTCTTAGGTTTCCCATAATTATGATTTTAAAGCAACTACAGCCGCAAGCGTTGCCGCGTAGTCTGTTACAAACATTGGCTTTGAATAACCGTTCTCAATGCCTCCCGCGTCTGGCGTTGCAAGCTGTACCCTGTACGCTCCACCCGTCTCATTATCGGCGGGAATACGAATGCTAGTAATAACATCCAAACCCGCGTTTACGCCGAGAACATTACAAAAACCATTGCCTAAACTTGAATCATTTGGCCCGAATAGTATTGCCACTTGTGGCTGAAAGACCATAGCTTCTAAGTTTCTACGCTGTGACGCTGAAACGTCAAACACAGAAAAGTCAACGGTCAATTTATAGGCCGTTGAATAGGGCTTTGGTACAAACTCCTCTTGAAATGAGATAGATTGCTTTAAGCCTTCAAACTCAAAAAAGGTTTTACCGCTTTCCATTGCAATAGCTGTAATTAAATTATCATCAGTTCCGTCAAAGGTAAAGGATGCTACATCCTCAAGGTTTGCTAAAAACAAACGCTGCTCAATGCCAACCGCGAGCGGATCGCTGCATGACACCAAACTACCCGAAAACAACCCAGAGCAACTCATTACTGTACTCCGTAAACTATTTGCTCGCCTCTAACATAGTTAACGCCGAATTTTATCAAAGCCTTTATAAAAAAGTCCTCTGATGCGGCCGAAACTCTATCGACTACAATACCTCTATCTTGATCCATCCACGTCGCAGCTTGAAACTGACCATCTCGGCCGTTATTGAATACTCCAAGTACTACCTTGTTCTCTGGAATACCACAAGATACAACAGGAATACCCGCGATTTGTGGAACTCCGTTATCCATGATATTAATACCTTTCGTGATAGTAGCATCTCTGTAGCTTTCAAATAGCATTTGTTTCGTTTTGTGAGATACTACAAATTTAACGCTCAAGTTCTCAAGTACTGCGCTAGGACATGAAGTGATCATCAACTCTAATTTTTCAATGATGTTAGCCGCTGTTAACGGCGCTCCAAAGGTTACATTATTGAGATTTGTATCGCTGTCCGCGTCAAGTAATTTAATTAGACCGTCAAATCTAGATAACCAAGCGTTTCCGCTTGTGGTGTCACCATTCCAGATTAGGTTTTCTAATCCGTCTGCAATGTCATTAGAGGCTAGTTCATCAATAGCGGTCTGAGTGACTGCGGCTAGACGTGCATCTACTTGGCGTCCTGTGCTATACTGCCATTCGTACTCGTTTTCGAAATCCCTTAAAGGATTGAACGTTCTGAAATACATGATATTGCCCGTGGTGATTAATCTGTTAGTAATAGAGTAATCGCCTACGCCTGTTGTTGGCGTACTTACAGGAGCGTGCAAGCTGTTAGCGCTTGAGTCCATTCTCAATAGTTCTACCTTATCCATGTATGAAGGTCTAACGTTCATCAAGCCCCTGTCTATTGTGGTTGCCCCCAATACAACAGGCAAATGATAATTAGGAATAGGTATGATCCCATTCGCATTCTGGGTAATTGGTGTTATATCGCTCATGATATTTTGCTATTTTTGATTTTTGCTTTCGCGTTATAAAATGCCTGTAGGCCATTCATTGGCTGCGTAGGCTGTGAAATTGATTTCTTTAATGGAGCGCTTCCTTCGCTAACTACCTTGTCAAGTATTTGCGCGGTCACTTCTCCGACCTTTGCTTCTACGGCTGTGTCTGCATCCGCCATAAGTGACGCGACTACAGTCTCAACAATAGCCGTAATTTCGGCAACTTGTGCCTCATCAAATGCGGCAACGATGTCACCTTCTTCGACCTCTGCGCTTACGCTATCGGCTTGTGCCTCTGTTACTGACGCCTCTTGGGTCGCCATGTTGTTTCTAAAATTTTTTAATAATCCCATATCTATATTTTTAAAATATGCCACGGCTTTAAGTGGCTCATAAATTTCTTTTGCAAAGCCTAACTTTACAGCCTCCTTAG